TGCTGTAGGTGCAGGTGTAGCAGCAGGTAAGGCAGCGAAGAGTGCTGCAAGTTCTGCTAAGAAGGAAGTCCAGAAGAAGGCAGCATCTGCAGCAGTCTCTGGATATGCTGCTGCAAAATCTGCTAAGGATAAAGTTTCTGACGTTAAGAATAAAGCAAAGCAATCTATTAAAAATAGAATTGCTAATGCAAAGCGCAAAGTCACTGGTGCAGTTGGTAAAGCAGCACGTAAGGTTGCTGACAAAGCAGGTGGAGTTGCTACTAAAATGGGCGAAGAGACCAACTATGATTTAGTTCTTAAGTATCTCTACCTTGAGTGTCATGCTGAGTCTTTGGAAGAGGCGGAGAAGGTAATGGTTGACCTCACTGCAGAAGATATTCAAGTGATTCTAGAGAACTGCTAAACCGAATACTTTATTAAGAGACCTCCGCAAGGGGGTCTTTTTTTATCTAAATATGGTAAAATGGATATACATAATGGCTGACTATGAAAATCCTTGGATTTACATGGAACGAACTTTTAATTGTGATGATGTTGGGGACTACTTTGGTTTTGTTTATGAAATTGCCAATCTCATCAACGGTAGACGCTACATCGGAAGAAAGTATTTCTGGGCCTTTAGAACGCCAAAGGGAAAAAAACGTAAGGTAAAACAAGAATCTGATTGGAAAAAGTATTATGGATCCTGTCCAGAACTTAAGGAAGACATTATTAAATTGGGTAAGCAAAATTTTAGCAGATCTATCATCAGCCTTCATAAGACGAAGGGCAAAACTAATTTTGAAGAAACCCGCCAATTATTCGGAAATAAAGTTCTCACCGAGTCCCTTGACGACGGGACTCCACTCTTCTACAATAGCAACATACTCAGTAGGTATTACCGAAAAGACTACTATGGAAGAGATGACGACTGAGGACATTGTAAAAAGTGTTAGTTCATGGGCAATTGATCGTATTGAATTTATGACAAAGAGTAGTGTATCATCCCAACGTCGGGTTAAAGATGCTCTTGCAATTGCTGACGAATTTAAAGAATGGTTTGAAGATGATGGCAATAGTTACGTAGATATTATGTCTATTGAGGAGTATTGAGTACTAAATAACTATTCCCCAATTTATTTGGGAAGTCACCCAAGAGTAAAACCTTGACAGTTCTAGAGACTTATAATATATTGTGGTTTGCTTGTTGGAATACTGTCTAGTTTGTATGACAACTTTAACTAGGGAAATTTTAATCAAGACTGTGGTTGCAGAAGAAATGCAAAATTTTGATGGAAATGATTATACTGAGCGACTCAAAAGTACTTACCACAAGTGGGAGCACGCTTCAAGTTATGACCTTTGTAATAAGTACAATCAAATAAATAAAACCCATATTACAGTTGATATTTTAAAGTAATAAATACCTTTACCTTGCCTTCTACACATGGCCGATACAAAGCCCAAAGTAGATGAGAAGGACCATGATGAAGATAAAAGTGAAGTTCTTGGTAATCTAGTGAAAGTTGTGGTACTTATATGGTCCGCCTCCCTTCTTACATTTAGTTACGTAAGACTTCCAAACGGTCAAAAAATTCTTGATTTTGATCCTACCTTTATTGCGTCAGTATTTTCTGGATCACTTGCTGCTTTTGGACTCAGCCCTGCTAAGGCAGGTGGTGCAGCCCCAGCAAAGAAAAAGAGAGATGAGGAACCACCTGTAGTCTCTGCTATTGACAAACCCAAATAACCTTGATACACTTATACGGTTCGATTGACTATGGTCATGAAACTTTTTGCCATTGCTGCACTCTTAGCAGTTGCAGGAATCATTCCCAATTCTCCTCCCGAGACTTCTTCCGAGAAACCTCTTGTAGTAGAACCATATACTCCCACTTGGAAGTGCCCTGACTGCACTTCAGAGGAGCAGTATGTTCTGGTGCAACTTCAAGAACGAACAAAAATTTCTGATAAGAATGCTCTTGCTACACTGATGGGTAACATCAAGCAAGAGAGTAAGTTCATCCCTAACATCTGTGAAGGTGGTGCTCGTGTCTCCTACACCGAGTGTAAGAGTGGTGGGTATGGTTTGATCCAGTGGACTTCTATTGGACGTTACAAAGCTCTTGGTAACTTTTGTGCCAGGTTCTCTTGTGACCCATCTTCACTCGAAGGTCAAACTCGTTACATGATTAACGAACCAATCTTCCAACGGGTCCTCCCTGAGTTTGAAGGTCATGGAGACACCATTCCTCAGTACATGACACATGCATACTACTGGTTGGGATGGGGCATTAAAGGTAACCGAGAGGTTTATGCCTGGGAGTATACTAAAAGGATGATTTTGGCATGACCATTATTGCACCAAATTATCTTAAAGATGATCCATGGTTTGGTCCTGCTATTTTTTCTCTTAACCAAACAGAATATAAACTTGCTTATGATCAAGCAGTAGCAGAAAACTTATTGTTAGATGATACTCATACCGAAGTAAAAAATATCCATGAGGTGATGTATACTGCTGCCACTAGTCATGGTAAAACAACGACTCAACTCAATCCACTGCCTATATTTGGTGCAGGTTCTGAGCAGGTTTGGATATCTAACGCTCAATTCGCTTAATAAAATTATGTCTCAATTTCCATCCGAAGCACTTAATGATTGGGGTCACAAAGACCTTGAAGGATTCGCTAATTATATTGGATCACCTGTACAGCACATCAGAGAACTTGCTGAGAAAAATAAAGAAGCAATTGAAAAGGCAAATAACGAAAAGGTAGTTGACGCTGAAGAGTCTGCCTGATATAATACCTATATGGTTCAGTAGCTCAGTTGGATAGAGCAATTCACTTCTAATGAATTGGTCGCTGGTTCGAGTCCAGCCTGAATCGTTTTAGGAATTTAGACTAGTTTTAATTATGTACTACTTTCCAGATACCGAATATATTTACTCCAGCATTATGAGTGGATTTTATACTAGAGAAGAAATTAATCCCAAATTAAATCTTCTTTGCAACAATTACGAAAAAGTTAGGGATGAATATAATGCAGTCAAGGATCAATTAGTATATACAAATTGGAACGGTAATAACAACTACGATAGTATTGATAAGAATCCATATGAAGGATGGAAAGTTGCTGCTCTGTATGGACAATATTATCATGATTTAGACATTAAAGCACTTGAGAAGGCTTATGATCAAGCAGTTTATGTTGATTATGAGCGCGACATTGTGTACTCACAAAATGCTTTAAAGATGCCAACTCTATTCAATCTTTGTTTAGAGGCGGGTATTAAACAACGTTGTGGAGTTAGTGTTCTTGATCCTGGTAAAGTAATTGACTGGCATTCTGATCCTGATCCTACCTTTGAAGATGATTTTATTATTAGAGGTTTGTGGGGAATTGATGTAAACTTCCAAAATGCAGAAACATGTCAATTACTTTTGAATAGTAAAGTTGATGGTGTTGTATCTGAAGTGATGATGAATAATAGAATGCACTTCTTTTGGGGTAGGACTCAGCATCATGTTTTTAATACTATGACTAGACCTAGAGTTTGTCTTTGTTTTGATAATGTTGTTCCACGTAAAAATATTCTCTAAATAATAAAAAACAGATTGGGTGTAAATGAATCCAGTAATTTTAATCGGTTGCTTTACACCACTGGTTATGATTTTTATAGTAATGAAACTTGCTGTGTGGGTATCTGCTGTTAATTCAGAAAACTCTTATGTCGGAAAAGAACCCTTCAGAAAAAGAGGACCCTTCGTGGCAGATGCATATGCGGACGTTGATGAAGAGGAAGAGGAATTTACAGATCGCACAGACTATCGATGAAGCGATTAGGGAGCATTATTCGCTTCATGGAAGACCTGTTCCCAATTGGAAGAGACAAAAAGACCCTCAATGGTGGATTGATTATTTAAACGAATTGCATATTGACACAGATAATCCTTAGTGGTATACTGATAAGTGTAATGTCAATCCTCTATAGCTCAGTTGGTAGAGCGCGGAACTGTTAATTCTGTTGTCCCTGGTTCGAGTCCAGGTGGAGGAGTCGGGTAGGTGTCCGAGTGGTTAATGGAGGTGGACTGTAAATCCACTGGCTCTGCCTACGTTGGTTCAAATCCAACCCTGCCCATACGCTCGAATAGCTCAGCGGTAGAGCAGCACCTTTACACGGTGAATGTCGGGGGTTCGATCCCCTCTTCGAGCATACTTTAAGATAATAATAATGTTAGTAAGATGTAAATGTTGCAATAGGGAATTGCGATCTCATTCGGTAAAGACAGTTACTTGTGGTTGTCCAAATAGTCTCACTCTCAGGGGAGAGGTGATAACTGCTGTTGATTTATCTGAAGTTATTATTGTAGAGGGACCTTCGGATAATAAAAAACCAGACACAATATCAAAAGAAGATATAGTCTGGCAGGAGAACCGTCGCAAGCGTAAGGTTCGTAAATTGGATTTTGATATTAAATAGGATGCATATTCAAATCTTCTCCAAAGATTGCATATTGCATACCATCTGATTTTACTTCTCCAAATTTGAATACTCGCTTAGATAAAATACTTCTCTGATAAGTTCCTTCTTTTTCTGATTCTGGATTAAATCCTTGATCAAATTTAATCCCTAATGGGTGGGAAACAATAATGTCACCAGGCTGTGCATGAAGACCTTCCAACCATTCACCTTTAAGAATTAGTTTTTTAAATCTTTTAAATCCAGATACAAGAATTCTGGATCTTTCTGTAGATGTAAATTCTTTAGGGTCGATAATATACTCTGCTTCCCATCCCATTTCACCAATTCTTCCTGGTTCACCGTATCTAATATTAGATATCAGATCATCCATTTTTCTATCAATATC